AATGGACATGAGACTAAAGAGTTTGAATGGAGCAGCAAATCCATCAACAACCGAGCTTACGCCTTCTTCAACCGACAGATTGGCTCACTTCAGATGTACGACGATAACTGCAAAGATGAGTATTTGGATTTCATAACACCATTTATGAGGGAGAGAGCTACTAGGTTCAATGAGCTCTACGATCATGAGCAAGACCTACTCGAGTATCCAGACAGATAAGACAACTGGCCAAAGCACAAGAAAGATCTTTACCGGAAAAACATCTTGAAAGCATTCCACGATCCGGACTACAATGACTACAATGGGAGTTTTATCATGCAAGCGAAATCAGGAGAAGTATATCACACTTATGGGCCCCTAGAGACAGACGCGGACGGTTACACCACTGGCTAAGACAGCAGGCCTAGGAACATCTGTGCACCGACTGAAGAAGGATACGGACTCTTACAAGCTGTTCAGAGCACTCTATGGTCAACTTTGAAGAAGGTCTTCCCTGAGTTCATTCATTCCTATACCAAAGATGAGTTTAAAGACCACCTCGCCAGGAGAATCGACAATAACATGGTCAACATTTCATGGGATGGCAGTTCATGGGACTCTTCACAATTTCCTCAACTTCAACTCACCGAAACGATCTTCTTGAGGGAAATTTCACCCAGTATTCGAAAGCTCATCGACTTCAACCATCACAAGATTGGCGCTGACTCTCTGACGACATCCGAGTAGATTCACTACAATGTTATGACAGCTTTCACGGAGACCTTGAATTACATCTTCATCAGACTACCAGGTGTCGACGGACCAGACTTTACCCCAGAGATGCTGAGAAGGTTTAGAACGACAAAAGAAATGCATGGTGACAGAATCGAAGACGATTGGGTTTGCATGGTCTTGAATGGCACTACATTCTCTGGTCAAAGCTTTAGGACCACTTTGGGCAACAGTTTTAGAGCATTTTGTTATGCTTATTACTACTGCTTCAAGACAGACCTTCCTCAGCTGAGAGAACCCTGGAGCAACCAAGAGATATGCATCATTTCGGCCGGAGACGACACATCCCTATGGTCTAGTGAAAGATTTGCAGGCCCCATAAGACGATCCATCATTGCAAACACAACCGTCGACAAGACTCCCTAGAGGAGAGGATTAGGCTAATGTGTGAAAGGAGGTGAGGTTCGCATCACAGAATGGTACAATTTTAGTTTTTGTTCAATGTGGACTTTTTGCCCTACCGGTCAGATGTCAGAATTGCTTCTTACACCTGATTTTGGTAAACTATTCACCACCAAGCAATTCTACTCTAGGAAGAACGCAGATTTGCACAGAAACCCTCAGTATTACGTTGCCTCAAAACTCATGCAAGTCTAACTCAGTGAAACATCTAAGCTCTTAGAAGGAATGTTGGAAGCATAAATAGTCAACTTAGAGGATATGTCAGGAATCAAGCTATCTGAGCTAGATGTGTAGACTGCTTACAAAGCCTTCGAAATGCACCATAAGTAATATCAGAGCAACGGCTACAAATGTGAAGATGAAGTCAACAACAAACTAGGCCTCTCGATTTATGACATATTTACCATCCTCAAAAGCAATGACATTCACATTCTCTGCGGTAACAAGCAAGACAAGCATCAGAGACGCATTCAACATTTAGTGGACCACACATACTTGATAACAACGGATGTAAATGATGTCATTTAAGCCCTGCGCCAAATGGACGATTGTAGAATATTTGTGGACAACGAAAAGAACACCAGGACCAATCAGATCAATGCAATGAGCATCACAAGCTTGAAGTGTAAGTTGGGCATAATCTAC